AAGATGCATTACCCGATTGAAGTGAATGTGGGTGTGGGTAGTGACCAGATACTGACTTATGGTTTGCCTGCGCAATCGCAACAAGCACTCGCTGATTTCCTCCAAGTACAGAAGTTGATTACCGGGGAAGTCAACCCCGCGACTATCCAGTCGCAGAAGACGCTCATTGAAGAGAAGGCTCGCCTGTTTGCTGATGCCGTAGCCTCCTTTCCCATGCCCATATCGGTTACCTCTTCATTCGGTTTGGGGGCTTCCGAAGTGGCGGCAAAAGATATGGCAATGGACTTGCTGACACGCCTATTCGAGTACGACAAGCAGACCTACCAGCATTTCGTGGCGTCGTGGGCGAATAGTGGGTACGCCCCCTATGAATCTGCCGCTAACGCTCTGCGCTTCGTAGAGAACCTTTCCCAATGGAATATTCCGATAATCAATGACATGAATCTAAGAAACAGGATTGGCTTCTTGGACTACCTTCGTGATGCTTATTATGTAAGCGATACGGCGGTTTCAGGTGCTGGCACCTCACCCACAAAGGGGGTGTCCAAAGGCAAAAAAACCCTTGATCTGTCTGACGTAGACCTGCGGGATGTCAAGGCGCCGAGATTTGTGATGAATATCAACGATGTAGAAATGAGCGCCATCGCTGCCCGATACTTGGCATCCTTTGACCAAGGGGTGACAGGTACGGAGCAATGGCATGCCTTTATCAGGGGGCCGGGAGGCGGGGGCAGGTTCGGGAACAATATCGCTACGACCGCGCTAGAACAGCGTAAGTGGCATAAGCAACCGTGGCTGATTGGGGTGCCTGAACGTGAAAAGGACAGAATCTACGCACTGATAGCGGAAAGGGAGAAGGTATGGATCGAAACGCCCCGAAGTCGGACTCCGGACCAGCCCGGACTGCCCGGTTCGAGGTCGTCGGGCACTGAACATCATCTTTCGAGTGTTGAGCGGGCCGGAGTGCCGCAGTCTCATCACTTCGACTTTTTCGTTGACGAGATTCGAAAGGTTTGGCGCGATGACCTCAACCAAACGTATACGCCGTTTGATGCAACAGAGGTCAGAAGGGGCCTAGAGGCATACATTGCGGATCGCCGCCTTGTCAGCAAAGTATACGACGTTTATAGGCGGTCGCTTACAGCCGACGGGTACAACATGACGATGTGGTACAACCAGTCGGATTGGATAACTGGTGTTGACGAGTCAGGGGGAGGTTTCGTCAACGCCATGATGGTGAATCCGCATGCGGTGAAAGCGATGCCACGTAGTAAGGCGGTTGGTAAACTCCATCACGGCGTCGAAGTGGACGAGCAGTTCATCGCTCCAGATACTGGCGGTTTCATCAGGACCGGTGAAGGGCCGGCTCCGGGCGGCGTTTTGAATGCGCAGAAGTTCATGAACGAGTACGTACGGGCTGTTGAAAACTCTCCTGCGATTCGTGCAACGGGAATGGCTGCGGACGATCCGTTGCGGCTCGCTATGGACGCGAAGATTGAGTCGGCTATTCGGGGAGAAAAAATCTTTGTGCAGGAGGCGGCAGCACTGAGGGATGAAGTGGCGCGGTTGAAGGTAGCGAAGGGCGAAGCGGCGAAGCATCTGAAGGATGTCAAAATATCTGGCAAGCAGCGTTCTGCGATGGACACGTTGCTTGCCTCTATGGACAAGCGGATGAATATCATAAATGTCGCTGAGGGGAAGATTGCCCGGTTGGGGACTGTTGACCAGTACGGGCAAGGGATCCCGTTGGAGAGTCTTCCCGATGAGGTTCGCAATATCAGGCTTGCTTTGGATGCGTTGGAGGATGCGGATGCACGCGGATTCAGGGAGGCTACGAGCGAGTTGAAGGCGGGCGCTGATGCTGCAAAGTATTTGCGTGAGGTCGGCGAATACGGTGACGACACGATCTATTTCCCCTTGAACAAGGAATACGTGAATGAAAGGCTCCTTGACGAAGGGTTCCAGCAGGGGTTCAGTGCGTTCGGGGTGAGGAGTCAGGGGCCGTCGGAAATAGTTGAGTCGATGGTCGCTGTTGACAAGTTCTATGCGCAGGGCGGGTTCGCTACATTCCTGAAGCATTACGACAAGGTTTACAATCTGCTCAAGGGTTACATGATTATGAAGCCCGGATTCCACATGCGGAACTATTTCTCTGCCGTCTTTATGAACTATCTGGATGGCGTGAAGATGTCTAGTTACCGCCGGTTCCAGAACGCGTATTGGAACAACGAGTACGACAAGGCTGTAGCAATGGAACTGCCTAAACGTGCGGAGAACATGAAGAAGGCGATGAAGTTGCGTGGTGTCCGTTCGGCGTCCGCTGAGGACATGGACATTATTCGCAGGTTGGATGCGGAAGGTTTGGTTGGTGGCGCGCAGGGCCAGATCGGCACAGAGCAGGTCATGGGTGAAGAGCGCGTGGGTGGAACTTTGGCGAAAGCCTTTCAGGCGATCAATCCCGTCAGCAGCCGCAACGCCCCGTTGCGTCTGTCTAGGAGTGCCGGTATTGGCACGGAAACCTATGTACGCGGCGTAATGGCGTTTGATTCGTTGGCGCGTGGTGATCTGGCTAGTGAGGCGTTTGAGCGGGTAATGAAGTTCCACTTCGATTACTCCGATCTGTCACGATTCGAAGCGCAGGGCATCAAGCGGGTTGTGCCGTTCTATACGTGGACGCGAAAGAATCTGCCATTGATGATTGAGCAGTTCGGTAAGCGCCCCGAGGTGTTCAACCAGTACAACATTCTGAAGGCGAACATTGAGGGCGGCAGCGAAGGTTTACCCGGAGCGGACGCTCCTGTTCCTCCGTGGATGATTCGGCAGGCTGGGATTCGGCTGCCGTTCAAATACGAGGGTGAATACATGCATGTGTTGCCGGATCTGCCATTCAAGACGCCGTTGGAAATGTTGGGTCCGTTGACGAAACCGGGCGATACTCCTGCGCAAAGGATTGAGGCAGCGTTGAGCGTGTTGACGACACAGTTGACACCGTTTGTGAAGACGCCGATTGAGTGGACGACCCGACGTAACTTGTGGAAGGGCTACAACTTTGACGGGCGCATGGGGCAGGTGCCGACCGTGTATGCGAAGGTTCCGTTACTCATGCCGTTGTTGGAACAGATGGACATGGCGCACAAGAACGAGGCGGGCATCTGGTTGATGCGCGACTATGACCTGCATTCGATGGCTACGATGTTGCCGACGTTCGCTGATGCGCGAAGGTTGTTCCCTTCGGAAGAGCGGTACCAGCAGCGCATTTTGTCTACATGGATGTCGTTTGTGTTTGGTTTGGGTCTTCGCACGAACACTAAGGCCGAGCAGCAACGCACGAAGGAATCCATCATGTATGAGTTGCGATCTGAGCGGTCGGAACAACGCCGCCGGGCACGTGTTGGTCTGAACCCGTAGGGACAGGGTACCCTTAGGGTATGCAGTACGTTGCTCGCGCCGAATGGGGCGCATTGGACACAGGGAAGCGCCTGAAGGACTTCTGGCGCCCAATGCAGGGGATTGTCGTCCATCACACTACGGGGCCGTCACACGGCCCGTGGGACCGTGTGAGGGGACATGACAGGTACCATGTGGAATCCCGTGGTTGGGATTCCATCGCATACAACTGGCTTGTGTCCGGGGAAACGGGAGAAATATTTGAGGGACGCGGGTGGAAGCGTGGCGCTGCCACCCGTGGTTGGAACTCTAAGACAATCTCCGTTGCATACATCGGAGATTCCGATGATGCTCTAACGGATCGCGGTAAGGAAAGCATCCTGACCGCTGTCGGGGCAGCACGCGAGCGTTACGGTGACCACCTTTGGGTGAAGTGTCACAAAGACTTCTCGCCAACTACCTGCCCCGGCACAACTCTGACCGAATGGGTGAATGCCGGTATGACTACCGGGCAGCCCCATACGAATAGGATTGTCGATTGGGGGGCGATTCTTCGTTATATCACGGAGGCGGGTTTGGCTTACGTAATAGATCGACCTATCAAGCGAGGCTCTACGGGAAAGTGGGTTTCGATTGCGCAACAGAAACTGAATGACCGGATCAACGCAGGTTTGAAGGTTGACGGCATTTACGGGAAGAAGTCTGTGGCCGCATGCAAGCGGTTCCAGTCACAGTTCGCTATGAAAGTCAACGGAATCGTTGACGAACACACATGGAAGGTATTGTGGACAGCATGATGAACATGATCGAACGAGCAGGATGGACTTTCGTACAGGCTTTCTTAGCCGTGTTCGTAGTCGGAGATCAGGGAACCCTAAAGGTTGCCGTTATCGCAGGTGTGGCTGCCGGTTTGTCGGTGGTAAAGACCTACGCGAAGGAACGCAAGGGCTGATGGAAGAAGCCGGAGAAGCCGAAGCGTTCGAAAAGTTTCAGGACGAGTACGGCTATCTGGCGACAGAAATCTATCAGGACTTGAAACAGACCTCACACATCTTGGACATCGAAGACAGCAACCACGCTAAATGGCATGAGGCGGATCTAGGCGTTCTGCTTGTGTTGCCGTACGAGCATGTGATGGCATTTGCGCACGAAAGTCTTTCAAATGATTTCGAGAATAGCCCTGTACACAATCACGTGTTTGCAACTATTAGCACATTGATTATGAACTCATTCGAGGCTATGGAAGATGGTTAGTCCGACAAATAGTCATCTATTGTCGGGTTATTTTCGAGCGCAACCCTGAGTTTAGTGAGTATTTTATCACGGTAACGTGCAACGGTTGTCTTTGGGATCCCAATGGCACGTTGGACTTCACGCAGGCTCAAGCGTTCAAATAGGAGCGCATTGAGTAGCCATGCTTCTTCTTCGTTGAGGACGCTCAACGAGTCCAGAACCACCTCTTGCAGAGCGGCGCGTTCCTGTTGGGAACGCTCCGGTTCGTTCGGCCCTGCCTCTTGAAGAGCGGCCAGTTCTGTCAGGGGTACGTGTTCTCCACGCCCAGAGCGTGTCGCTGGGGCATGTTCCTCTAAGGGGTCAAACGGAAACTCTTTCTTCATTCACCCCAGCATACGTCATGGGAGAGTTCAGATACTCTTCTGCGATAACGTGCGTGTTCTTGGCGTCGTAACCGGAAGGTTCACCCTTCTCCCACGCTTCGTCGTGGTCGATCCATCCGAGAATCTCTACCGCACGGAACTCTGGCGCGACCGGTCTAACCACAAATAGAACCAAGCCCTGCCCTAGTTGCCTGCGTCGCACCGCAGCACTACTGGTCGTTCGTACGCGTCTAACTTCAATGTTGCGTCCGACATCAGCCATGCCTTTGAACTCTTCGTGACGGTTGCCGGGCCATACGTGTCCGCCCCAATACTGATTGGTCAGTCTCGCAACGGCCAACTCGCCCGCGCATGCAGCGGCCTGCGCTGTGCGGTCGTCTTCCATGCGTTTCTTGTCATAGTGGCGGGCGTCAGCCTTACCCCAGTTCTCAATGTACCGACGGGCGCCTACATGCAAGGCCCATTCGTATTCCCACGGGTGCAGTTCTACAAGAATCATTCTTTGACCGCTTTCACCTGCACCACAAGACGGTCGTTTGGGATTATCCCCGCACGTTGGCATCCATCTAGGCACAGTTTGATGTAGTTGTCCAAGTCTCCCCGCAAGGGAGTATGCCACTCTTCTATCGCCCGGATGGTGATGTACGTTGCTTCTGCGCTAAACGTCATCTCCACCGCAACCGGTCCCTCAAAGACCGGCGGGTTATCATCAACCGCTTGAGCGTATGCACGCTCCGCTTCCACAGTTTCTTTGGGGGTGTAAACGCGACCTTTCCGCGACATTCGGGGACGACCCTTGGGCTGTGGCCTGCCCGGAACGATGAACGTGAACTCATCTGGTGGCTTTGCGTTCGGCGTCGGTGACGAGTCTGTCGATTTGCCTTTCGCAGTCTTGCCTGCCCGTGAACTTCGGCCCGTCATCGTACCAACTCCCTAGTCGTGAATCTAAGTCTTTAGTCCACGATAGAACATCGGTGCGAGTGTAGCCGGTTTCAAACATGGCGCGAGCGAACCGGTTCAGGAAGCCGTGGCGACCTTTGCCTGCACCGTGCCCACCCTTGTAGTACGGAACGGGACCGTTCTTGAACATCTCCGACGGCAGCCCACGCAAGCGTGTGCCGTCTACGGTCATCAACGGTTCCTTGCTGTAGTCCCGTTTCGGAGGCAGATCCAAGACCACTGGGACCGGATCCTTGTACAAAGCGGCGGCACGATCCAAGTTCGCTGTAGGCGTTCTATCCTTTTCTGCCGCCCAAAGAAAGCCGTCCAGATCCAACGATTCCTCATCGGTTTCGCTGTAACTACTGCTATCTACGACCACCTGTCGATGCTTCGGGCGCTTCCCGCCATATGGTAAACGCATGTAGTTGCCGGGAGGACCAGCCAAAGAATCCTGCTTCGGATACACCGCATCATATTTGGCTTCTGCCAGATCCAATGCAGCGTGCATCGCACGACGGATCACTGAAGCACGAACCCATTCTTGACAGAAGATCCACAAGTGGTAGCCCTTGCTGCGTGATCTTTCGGGCCACGCTTTGATGTCCATGGCACGCAGGATTGTTTGAGTGTTGCGGGCAATGACCAGAGAGTCTTCGCCTTCGTCTATGTCGATGGACCCCCACCTGCACATCCACAGGTCCGGGTCCATCTCCACGTAATAACGGTTATTCTCTGGCCCTTCCGTCCACGAATCAGGACCACCTCGTGTGAAGTGAGGGTCGTAGACCATCGGGTAAATACCGATCATCTCTTCGCCTGAAAGGTGCTTCTCCCACATGGCGTCAACGTCTGCCCACCGGCAGCCGCCTTCGTCGGTCCCATAGGCAAGAGGAAAACCTAGGAACAGGTCACGGAATGAAATGATCGCGTCTTCATTCATCGTCATCGTCCATTTGCAACTGTTCCCAAACGATGCCGGGTTCCAGCAAACGTCCACTCTTGTCGATGGTCAGGTTTACCTCTGCTTTCTCACCATCACCGGATTTGTTCTTCCACAGGCCAGCACTTATTTCATCCTCGTAGTGCTTGCGTTCCTCTTCATCCATGTTGGTGTCATCCCACCTGCGCCACGTTTCGATCAGGAAGTGGCTTTCGCTGGTAGATGCGTAACGTCCGGCTTCGATCCCACCGGCACGGCCACGGTTCCCTGAACCCCGGCCAGACTGATGCAGAATCACGCCTACACAACGCCAGTCCGACACCAACTGCTTGAACGATTCGATCTTGGCTTGCACGCTGGCTGCATCGCCAGCGCCCCCGCCCCGGATCAACTCCAAGTAGTCGTAGACCAGAACCTCAGGTCGTTGCCCTTCCCACAGTTCCACGGAAGCAATCCGCATTGCTTTGTCGATGTCATCGACGGACATGCCGGTGGATTCAAAGTGCAAGTTGGTTTCATCACGCATGAGTTGTTCAACACGTTCCCATGCCCGCCCATCCTCACGAATGAGGCGGTTGATCCAATCCTTCTGGTCGATCTGCATACGTATGGCTGCGTATCGGCCCCAGAACATTGTTTCGGTTTCGTCTGGACTGACCCACAGGGTGCGATGGTGACGATTGCGAGCCACCATGTTCAGCGCCAGCAGCGTCTTGCCTGTATGCGATCTACCAATGATCGTTACAAGTTGTCCGCCACGGGCGCCACCCAAGGTGGCTTCATCGAATACCCGCACACCGAATGACCACTCGCTGCCAGAACGCAGGTCGTGGCGCATCCGCCTGACCTGTTCCTTCTTAGGCGTGAAGAGTCTCTGTAGGTCTGCTGGTGAAATGCCCTCTATTTGTGCTGGAGGCTCCGAAGGCGGAGGGGCCGGAGCAGGGTCTTTCCCCGCTCCGGCCACACGCTTGAGTGCTTCCTCCAGACTGAGTTCCTCAGGCACTTACCTGACTCAGCCAGTTGTGGGGATCAATCGGATCGGGCCGGTCGCCCCATCCGAAGCCGCCCTTGAGTTTCACCAATGCGGCAAAGTACCCGCTCTTATTGGCGAGAGGATGATTGCCCTCTCCGGTTCCCAAGAAGGGAACCCCATCGTTACCCATGCACACGGACCTCTTGACCTTGAAGTCTCCTAGCCCGCATTTGCCGTTCTTCGTTACCGGGATTTCCTTCCCACGCAAGGTTTCAGCCCAGTAGTTGTCGGGGAACGTACGCTTGCCATCGGCGAACAACTTGCGGATGGCCTGATTGCACAGGAACATGGACTGCTGCCCGGCGTATTCAACACCGGCAACCTTCTCAGCGTTCCAGATTGCAAGTATCTGCGTGTATTCCTCATCGTCTACGTACTTTGACTGCATGCCATCCGTACGGGAGGGTGTAGCGGCTGTGGCTGCGGGGAATGCAGCCTGCACCATGTCAACCGCCTGATCCACGATGTCTGGTGCTACTGCGATTTCCGCACCCACCAAACCCTTTTCCTCGCTGACCGTCGATGGGTTCAGAATGCTTACGCCTACAAGGCTGTCCTTGAGTTTGGGCAGTTCCTTTGCGAGCGCCTGAGCGTTCTCAATAGCCATCGTGACGGCTACACCGTCGGGGTCGTTGCCAACCTCTGCAACAGCGAGTTCTACCGCTGCCTTGAGGATGACCTGTGCTTCTATGCTGGCCCGCTCGTGCGGGCTCATTGGCGTCCAAGCCATATTATGTGCCTCCTAATGTTGCACCTTTGCACCGTGCGAAACTTTCGCACCATTTATCGGAACACCACCAACCGTTGTCACCCAGCGGGTATGGACCCGTTTGGGTTTCCAACAGTCGGCAGAGCGCCAACACCTTTTCACGTAGCCAGTCAAAATGTTGCTGACCACGCTCTAAGTCCATGCGGCCCACCCCTTTGGGGTGCATGACCGCATATGAGAAGTTGGGGATTCCTAACGCATAGCAGTAGGCGATGGACTGCACATCCCATCGTTCATACTGCCATTTGTCGCGTGAGTAGTCCCTGCCGGGGAACTTCCAGTCCCATAGCCGGTCTGCTTCAACTAGGTCAATCGTGCCTGTCAACCGAACGATTCGTTGATCGTCTTCAATGAGTGGGACATCAAATGTGTGTTCGGTTTGCAGGGGTTTCAGTAGGGGGAATACCTCGTTGTACCAGTTTGTGATCTTTGCAACTCCGGCTTCGTGTGCAGATTGTGGGTTGTAAGAGTTCCACACCTCAATCGTGTCTACGGTTCTTTCCCATTCGTATTCGAAGCCATCCAAGGCTGCTGTCAGATCCATCGGCGCTTCCGAATGGCCTTCGTTTACGTCTATGAGTGAGTTGCAAACGTCTTCTGCAATCGTGTGGCATACCGTGCCCAGCGACGAAGCATCCTTTATGGGTTCGCTTACAAGGCTAAATATGTCGTTGCGCCACCGCTCAAGGCACATGTCTGAGGTCTTCACGGACGATTGACGGACCCACGTGTGGACCCATCTGCCGTCCGCTGCTCTGTGTAACGGGTACTTCTGTTGCATGGTTCTCCCTACCTGTA